AGGCAGTAGCTTCCCAAGCTACTATTCGTGGGTTCGAATCCCATCACCCGCTCTACAGAATAGTAACTCCCCCCCCTGTAACAAGGTTACCAAACTCCGATAAAAAATTCCTTATAACGGAGGGCAGTAACCTTGATTCTTTCAGAAGCGGTTGAAGGCTTCCTTTTTAACAAAGACGGCAACTCAAAAGACGACCTTGCCCCGGCAACACTTACGTTATACAAAACATGCCTCACCAAACTGATCATTTATCTTGATGATCCAGACCTAAAAACCATCAACAGCAAACAACTTAATGGTTTCATGCGCTACCTGGATAAAGATTACAGGTTCAAAGAAAAACCCATCTCCGGGCATGCTCAGGATAACCATTGGAAAGCTATTCGATCCTTTTACAACTGGGCTGAAAAAGAATTCGAGATCAAAAAGCGCCCTGATCGGGACCTGCCCCATCCGATTATTGTTACCGAAGAGGTTGTTCCATACACCTTTGAAGAAGTAAGAAAGATCATTCACGCTTGTAAATTCACAAAAATTGCTCATACGCAGGACAGACAAGAATTCGTCATGCACCGTGCCACGTCCATCCGTGATCTTGCGATCGTTTATCTTCTCCTGGATACCGGCATCCGTATTGGAGAACTGTGTAGATTGACCATGAAAGATATTAAAATGGATGCAGGAGAAATTACCATCCGCCCTTATCGGACAGGAAAAAAATCACGCTCGCGCACCATCCCCTTCCAAAGAGGATGCAAAAAGCACCTCTGGAACCACATCCACACTTCGTTGCGGGATGCTACTCTCAATGACAACGTGTTTGATATAACCACATCCGGGCTTCAAACTATCTTCTTTCGCATCAGTGAACGCACCAAAATTCCTGAAGTTCACGCCCATCGTTTTCGCCACACTTTTGCGATCCAATTCCTTCGTAATGGCGGAAACGTTTACACTCTACAAAAAATTCTTGGGCATTCAGACCTGACTATGTGCCTTCGTTACCTCAACATCGCCAAAACGGACGTTGAGAACGCACACCAACTTGCCAGCCCTGTCGACAACTGGCACCTCTAACCAAAATGACTTGCGATCTTCTCCACTGCCACAGCGATCCGCTTCAGATAATCGTTTTCCCCAACAGGTTGATCAACTTCCGGCGTTTCCGGCTCTGGCGTCTGCTCAGTATTCGGGAAGGGCTGCATCGTCCCGCTTGCGTTCCGGTAAGCATATTTCTCCCGTAATTTCTCCAGCGTCCCAAGAAAAACTACCACGCCCACATTCGAAACAAACGGAAAACTAACTTGGTCGCTGATCTGGTACATTTCCGGCGCCGTAACCCCAGGTGTGGATCCCGGATAATCCGTCAACTGCAAAGGCAAAACCGAAGTATTTGCCGCCAGAGTTGCTCCCGCGTAAGCTTCCTTATACAAAATATAGGGAAAATACTGCAGCCAGTTACAGATTGCCGCTGATCTTGTTGCCACAGCGTTTGTCAGACGAACCATCACCGGCACTTGCTTTTTAAACACAGCCAGATACCGGTTTACCCAGGTGCGTACATAATTCTCCGCGATATAACTCACGTTCATAGGTGCTGCTTTCAGATCAAAAACATCCACCACCAGCCCGCCAACTGCCTTGTTCATCAACATATATTCGAAATTCTTTATCTGATCCCCCACGATCGCATCCCGATCATGCCCCTCGATGTCGAACACCAGGCTGTAACTTGCCAAAAAGATGACCCCTGCCTTATACGCCGCGTCGCAGTGTTTGGCAAAATGAGGTTCATTCCGCACATCCTCGCTGCCGCCAGCGTTGCAGATCACAAACCGCACACCCGCTTGATATGCAGCGGTATAGTCAAAAACAGGTATCCCTGCCTTGATCGTCAATCCAACAGGTAAATTCCGTAAATCTCTGATCATTCTTTTTCCTTTCTTATTCTGGATTCACCAAATTCGCTACATTTTGCTCATACCAGGCTTCCATCCCGTCCAGCGGGATCTCCACCTGGCTTCCATCCTCAAAACACGCGTATGCGTGCGTTTCCTGCCCATCGTCATGTACCAGAAAGTGGTCAAAATGGTTCATTTATGCCGTCCTGTTCATGCTCATGGCGCCCATTTGGATACGATAATCCGTTGAAGACGCATTTTTCCCATTAATGAGAATTTTGATCTCGTGCAGGCTGTAATACGTGACAGAGATGTTTGCAACGCTCCAATCATTCGCGTAACTCGAGCTTGATGCGTACATGTCCAAGGTGGTCGCGTTCACCTTCACGCCGTTTACATATAGATCCGCTTTTCCAAATGACGAACCTTTTGCAAAGTTCACGAGAAACGAATACGTTCCTGGCATCAGCCACACATAACAGATGTAATAATCCCCGTCCGCTGCCTCTGATCCAGGCAATAAACTGGCTCCCGATGGCAGGGATGAGCTGGATAAGCTCCTTCCGCTGCTCGGTTCGAACCGGCTTCCATCCGCGTGAAAAGCCTGAAATTGCGTGAACGCTCCAAACCATGAATCTGGACCGGATGGTTTCGACCCCGAAGTATTCACGCCCGGGGCTGTCGCAGCTCCCAGATCAGCGTCTGCCACGTCATCTGTGTACGTGGTAGATGTGTTATCCATAACCTCAGCCACAAAAAACCAGTCACCGGTATCGCCTGCCATTGTCCGGTATATCCTTCGGGTAAGCGTCCCTTCCCCGCCTTTGGGAATGGCTGTCAAATTAACCTTTTTTGCGCTGCTCGAAACTGTGACCACATTCGACTTTGCGCTTGCTTCCGTTTCCCCATGACCATCAAAAAAAGACACCTTATAACTGTGCGTTCCCACGTCCACATTGCCGGCAGTCGCTGAAGCCGCCGCAGTTAATGCACCTGGTGCCTGGATTCCCTGTTTCACCAACACCACTTTATAAATACTTCCATCCTGCGCCAGATATTTCAACCCATTATCGATAAATAACGTTTCTTCTCTTGGCACCAGGTTCCATGAAGCCGAACCTGCCTGCACGCTTTCTCCGTTGATCGAAAAATCATCATAAAGCGCTTGCCACGTTAAATAACCGCCTGTCCCGCTTTGAACCACAGCGTTCACGTACACCTTTATCGAACATTGCGTCGCGCTTCCCGGCACCGTAAAAGTACCGGTATCCGTTCTGATCGTGCTCGTCGGTCTGGTTTCCGTGATAGTCTCATAAGAGACAATTTCACCGGCTGCGTTGTAAAAATAAGCCCTCGCTTTATATGTCCAGGTGGTAATATACAATCCCGAATAATAAATTTGCTTCGTTTTCAAGCTGAACGTGACATTATCGCTCGCCGAAACTGCCACTTTATCAGTTTCCAAAGTGTAGCTTTGTGCATTTGTCTCTGTTTCAGGCTCAGGAGTACTGGTAATACTGATGGTCATCCGCAATGAATAAGTACCCGTGATCGGGCTTGTCGTATAAAAGGCATATTGCGGAGCGGGTGTGCCGGTTGGCGTTCGGGTTAAAGTGAATTGGGATAGATCACCCAGCTCAAACCCCTTATTTGTCCCCAGCAACTCCCCTTCAATAATGGTTCCGGTGGTCTCGAGCTGTAAATAATCCCCGCTTTGCTTCAACCCGCTTACCAGCTTATCGTCTCGCCCCGGATGGTTGAAAATTCCCATCCGCAATCTTCTTTCCCCCGTTCCATCCAGCAAAGTGGCAACCTGGTGCCATGCCATGGTCACCCCGTTCACAATGATTCCTTCATTCGTCAACTTCGCCATACCATTGGCAAACACGCCTGATCCATCATCGGCGCTCAAATAAAACGTGGGAAAACCATCTTCATCCAGCCCCGCAAAATGCGCCTCGATCCCGTATTCGTCGAACAAATTGATCGCGCTCAGGATCAGCCGGATATTTCCCAGCTCGTCCTCTGCCACGATCCTTCCCCCTCTGATTTCTCCCATATCCTCTGATATCTCCGACAGCTCCCGCGCCTGGATCCGCTGCCGCTTCAACCCTTCCACTTCCCGTTCCAGCGCCTGCAACCTGTCCAGAAAATTACCGCTTACTGCTAAACGATCCAGCTCAGTACTCATTCCTCATCTCCTTCACAGATGATCCGTACCGTCTGTTTATCCTCATTGAATTCCATCCCGTGAACAACGATCGTCCCCCGATACCCGAACCCGTCCCCATAAAACCCAACAGTGTGTAATTGTGCCTCGAACGAATTCCCCAACCGCAGCCAGTTCCACGTATCTCCCACATCCAGCGCGTTCAGATCCAGCGTTTGCTTTGGCTGTGCCGAAACTGCTGCCGTCTTTTTCGTGTTCTCCTTCAGCGTCCCCGCCTCACTATCTCCGCCAAAACTCTTACCGTCCTGCCTCCTCCCATACTGAGCAATCGACTCCTCATCGATCACCCTCTCCGTCACCTTGCTTGCCCAGCTCGCCCCGTTGCTGTATCCAACCAGGTCATTGCAGATTGTTCCCTGCTCAGTAAGCGGGCGCCCGGATAGCTCCAGATTGTGTCCTTCTATCAGCCCAAAACCAGTCTCCATGCCTATAGCGCCGCTATAATATGAAAGAACGAACCTTAGTTTTTGCTCGCTGATCTCCGGTACCGTGAAAAAATCGCCCCCCGCCTGCTCCACGATTTTTTGGAACAGCTCGAACAGGTTGGTAAGGTTTACAGTCTCTTCATGGAAACGTCCGCTTTCCTGGAAATCCCCAATGACCATTGGCAGCGGTTCTTCCTGTTGTGCCAACTCCATTATGGTTTTCAGAACAGTTTTTGTACTGCCTCTCAATGTCCGGTTCAATGGTCCGATCCGGTAACTCAGCAATTTTTCACCACTATACGCAGTGACGGTTACCTTCCCGCTTTCCCACTTCCTTGGTACATCGATCACCCCAGCCCACACAGGCAATTTCTCATGCTCGATGTACACCAGGTTCCCGAATTGCAGAAACTCCCTCCGGCATTTCTTATCTTGTGTGGATAAACTGAACGTCGCCTTTCCCACGTCCGATAACAGCCAGCTTCTTTCACAGGTGGCTTCCAGCTCTGCCAGTGCGTTCCCGTTCCGATCGAATACCAGTATCCGGCTCATAGCGACCTCGTGTACCACTTGACTACCACCGACAGCGCCGGTGCGCTCGTAAATGTGATCTTGAACGTATTGCTCCCCGGAGCCAGTCGCAGCCAATCCCTTCGGATGCTGCTCAGTATAAGCGCGCTGATCTGGTATTGCCCGTCCACAACCACGGTCTTTTCACTGGTATCGATCACCACCAGCTTCCCTGTTTTCGTGCTTGCTTTCACATCGATGCTTTCCCCCGGGGTTGTATTCTCCAGCGTGAATTCCAGCCACGTTTGTCCGGTTTCCGC